AGGAACCCAAAGTAGACGACATTGCCGCTTGCATGGATCTATTGCAAGACGTGCAACCAGATGTTTTGAAAGACTGGCAAGCACTCCGAAAACAAAAAAAAGCCAGGATCTCGCGGACAGCTGTCCAGCAAATTTGCAGGGAGGCCGAAAAAGCAGGCCTCACGCTCAACGAAGCCTTGACCCTCTGTTGCGCTAGAGGCTGGGCGGGGTTTGATGCCAGCTGGGCCTCTGTCAAAACCGTTAGCAAAACCACTCCATCCGTCCTAGGCAAAACGGGCCAAGCAACAGCGGCTAATGCCCTTAGATGGCTTGAAAAAATCGAGCAACAGGAGGCAAATAATGCTGGCCACTGACCGTAAAAACTTTATTGTCGCGATGATAGGTCTTGGGGACTACTACTCGCGCGAAATGTCTGAGGGCATGATTGAGATCTACTGGCAAGGCCTCAAGGCTTACGACCTTAATGCGGTGCAAGAGGCAATCGCTGCGCACATTGCCAACCCTGACGCCGGCCAATACATGCCTAAGGTTGCCGACCTTATCCGGATGCTGGGAGGTACCACAACCGACGCATCGGCAATTGCCTGGGCAAAAGTCTGTAATGCGATTAAACGGGTAGGGCCGTATCAGTCCGTGGTTTTTGATGACCCTTGCATTCATGCCGCCATTGAGGGCCTTGGAGGCTGGGAAAAAGTCTGCTCTGCCTCTGATGACAAAGAGCTTAGTTTTACCGGTAAGGCCTTTGAAAACCTCTACAAAGCGCATAAGAGGTCAGGATCTACCCCTGATTACCAAAGAGTCCTAATCGGCATTACGGAGCGTGTTAACGCCGATTTATACCCCCATGCGGTCAGTGCGCCGGTCATGATTGGGGATAAGCAGATGTGCCAGCTGGTGTTTGAGGGCGGATCAGACCAAGCCCCACTGCAAATAACAAGATCAGCTGCAGCAGGGCCTAAAAGGCTGCAATTGAGGTGACCTGCAAAGACTGTGAAAAACCTTATGTCTACAACCTGCAATGCAAGCACTGCATAGATCGATGGTTAAAGCTGCAAAACAGGTCAGCCTTAAAACTTAAGGCAGCAGGAGCGGTACTGGCTTTTAAAAACGGTAATTGGAGCGAAGAAACTTTTAAATGGGCGGAGAGTAAATGTTAAGCGCTGATAACTGGTTAAACATCGTAAGAGTCCCTATCAAACCTGATCCAGTGGTGCCTCTAACTAAGCAGATTGCTGCTTATTTATCGGATAAAAACTGGGTAACCACAGACGCGCTTACAGCGCACTTTAAAGGCTACAGCCGGATGCAAATACTTAATGCACTGCATACGCTTAAAGCTAGTACAACCATTGAGGTCAGGACAGTCTCAAAACGAGAGAGTAAGGCTAATAGTTTTAGAGAGTACCGGATTGCGACTCAAGAGCTTTTGCCGGGCTGGGTAAGACGGTCACTTGACTACCAGACAGCCACCGCTTGGGATAGCTGGATTAACCATGCCTAGACGTGCAGCCAAGGTAGACGCTAACCATACGGAGATCGTGCAAGACCTCCGTAGGTACGGTTTTGACGTGTATGACATGAGCCGGGTAGGGCAAGGCTTTCCGGATCTTTTGGTCTGCGCTCATAAAAAATGGATTTTGCTCGAGGTTAAAGACGGCGCAAAGTCACCTAGTGAGCGCAGATTGACCGAGGCGCAGGAAAGGTTTCACAAGGCCTGTAAAGGCCCCTTAGCCGTTGTATTAAGCCGCGATGATGCAATACAAGCCTGCGAGGCTATGCGTGGTTGACGTTGTAGCCAGGAGCCCTCAGCAGGCGCACCAAGCCCTTAAAACGGCATGGGAGGAGGTCGCTAAACCTTTAACGCTGCAAAACGTGCCAGTGCTTATAAAGGTTAAAGAGTATGAGTTAGACAGGTCTTTAGCGGCCAATAGATATTACTGGGGGGTCGTTTTAAAAGAGATTAGCGAGCAAGCCAGTATTGACGGTCAAAGATGGAGCGTAGACGCCTGGCATGAGCTATTTAAAAGACAGTTTTTAGGCTACGAAATTATTAAATATAAGGTAGCAGGTAGTAAAAGGACGTACACAAAAAGGCAGTTAAGGAGTACCTCAGAGCTTAAGGTTAAGGAGTTTTCGGAGTACTTGGAAAAAGTCCAGGCGTTTGCCGTGACGGATTTAAAAGTAATGTTTACCTCGGATTGGTTCGAATGACCTGGCGTAGTGAAAAGTTTAGGCGTTTAGTAGCAAGCCTTGATTGTGCATCCTGTGGGGCTACAGGGCCTTCGCAGGCGGCCCATCGAAACGAGGGCAAGGGTATGGGGCTAAAGGTAAGTGACGCGCTCTGCGCTGCTTTGTGTCCTGCCTGTCACCACGAACTAGATCAAGGTAAGAGCATGACTAAGCAAGAGCGGAGAGATTTTTGGAATAGAGCGTATATCAATACGATAAAACAATTAATTGAAGAAAATAAATTATTATTTAAATAATAAGAAATTAATAAATAATTAATAATTATTTATAATTAATTAATTCAAATATTTCAAAGGAGTAAAAATTGATTGAAAAACAATCAAATAAATCTACAAAAGGAGGAAAAAGGCCTGGGGCTGGGAGACCTAAAGGAACATTAGATAAAGGTAATGCTTTAATTCGCGAAATGGCTTGTAAAGCGTTGGAAAATTTAGGTGGGTCAAGTTATTTCGAAGATGTTGCAAGAACTCACCCGGCAGCATTTCTTTCTTTACTTGCAAAAATATTACCCACCCAAATAACAGGAGGGGATGGAAATAATTTAAAGTTACTTGTTGAGTTTATAAAAAGCGAATCTTGATAGCACAATTCCCAGATAAATTAAGGTTTTTATTTAATCCTGCGCGATATAAGATAGCACATGGAGGGCGTGGTTCGGCTAAATCTTGGGGGTTTGCCAGAGCTTTATTAATTCTAGGCGCTCAGAAAAAACTAAGAATATTGTGTGCGCGAGAAATACAAAGATCTATTGCAGATTCGGTGCATAAATTATTAAATGATCAAATACAAGCGTTAAATTTAAATTCGCTTTACGAGGTGCAGCAAAACTGTATTAAAGGCAGTAATGGTACTGAATTTATTTTTGCAGGGTTGGGAACTCAAACAGCCGAATCAATTAAATCTTATGAGGGTGTAGATATTTGCTGGGTCGAAGAAGGCCAGAATGTTAGTAAGAGATCGTGGGATATTTTAACCCCTACGATTCGTAAGGCTGGCTCTGAAATTTGGGTAAGCTTTAACCCAGACCTAGATACAGATGAGACCTGGAAAAGGTTTGTGAAAAACCCTCCAGCAGGCGCTGAAGTGTGTCAATTAAACTGGCGCGATAATCCCTGGTTCCCCCCTGAATTAGAGGCCGAGCGGTTAAGTACACAGGCGCGTGACCCTGAGGGCTACGATAACATCTGGGAGGGTGTCCCTAGGACTACCGTTGATGGTGCTATTTATAAGACAGAGATTCCTGCCGTATTGACTGGCAATCGGCTAACTAATGTCCCGCATGATCCAACATTACGGGTGCATACAATTTGGGATTTAGGCTGGAATGATTCAATGGCGATTATTATTGCCCAAAGAAACGCAACTGGTTTATATATTATTGATTACATATCAGATAATAATAAAACTCTAGCAGACTATATTTCTTTATTAAATGAATTACCAAAAAGGCATAATTCCGCGTCATTTAATTGGGGAGTTGATTGGATCCCTCACGACGGGGCGAATAAAGATTTTAAAACAGGGAAAAGTACAGAACAAATACTATTGGAATTAGGGCGTAAGGAGGTTAGAATAATACCAAAGCAAAATATTGAAGAAGGTATTAGATTAGCTAAATTAACTTTTCCACGTGTTTATTTTGATAAAAAAGCAGAAAACTTATTGGAATCATTAAGACGTTATAGGCGGCTAATTAATAAAAGCACAGGTACAGCTACGGCCCCCCTGCATGATGATGCTTCTCACGGCGCAGATGCATTTAGATATTTAGCCACAATTGCCGACCAAATGACAAACGAAACTTGGTCTAATTTAGATATTAAATATAGAGCATTGGGGCTCAAATGATTGATGATTTAGAAGAGTTAAATGAGCCGGAAAATGAATTAACGGAAGATAATTTGCCCGGTAATAAATATAGTGACTCTGAATTAGCGCAGATTATTGAGCGGGAATTAGACGGCGCGCAAGGGTCAGATAGCTCCGACGTTGCAAGTTTAAGGGTTAGGAACCTCCAGTTTTATAAATCGGAAGCGATTGGGGAATTATCCCCTCCGAATATTGATGATAGGTCTTCTATTGTGTCTTCAGACGTTGCGGACACGGTTGAATGGATGCTTCCCGGGCTAATAAGACCTTTTGTAGCCAATAAGAAATCTATTAAATGTAAGCCTGTTGCTGCGCAGTATGACGGTTTAGCCGACCTCGCGGCTAAGTACTTACGCTATAAGTTTTTCGATGAAATGGAAGGTTTCCGAATACTCGAAACCTTTGTTAAAGATTCCCTTATCCAAAAAGTAGGGTTTGTAAAGG